AGGATTATTTGTATAAACAAGAGAACTTCTAAAGTTACCGTCCCAGTCCTGGTAACCGCTTTGAATAGTGCCCGTCGAAGTACTTCTATTATAGTTTGCCACCCCATTTGATGCCTCTTCTCTAGTTACATAGTTAGAAGGTACTTGAACTAAAAGACCTTTAAGGTGGTATGTTCTTTGAGGTATATTCTGGAACTCTTTACTACTAAAATGAACCTTTGCTAGAGACGTATAAGGATATGCCAGCTTTTCTTTTAATATAGAAGTTACTGTTGAAACTCTTGACGCAGATACATTTGTCCAGTCGTGATAAGTCTGCCCTGCGCTCTTAAAACCGGGATCATCGTCAGAATCAAGTCTAGAAATAATTATCTTGAAGTCATCAAAGGGACGATATTTTTCTAAGTCAATCTCCTCTTCAAAAGTTACAGCATTTGTAAAGAGACCACTATGCGTAAGGTTATTTCGAATAGTAATGTTGGAACTCCAAGCACTGTTCTGTAACAAAGAAATTTCATATTTATATCTAATATAAGTTGTCTTATCATTACCCTTACCGCTGATAGCTCTAAGACCTGAAGGATAATTTATATTTATTCTTACGGTATCTACTTCCTCTAATTGAGCAGAGCTAAGATTAAACCCAGTATTACTAGATCCTTGTAGGTTAGTGGGCGTTACAGCACCTTCTACTTTTTTTAATTCTATATTTGGACTATTACTTTTTGCTGTAGATCCAACCCCTCCTGATCCTGGCAAGGGAGTTTGAAAAAGGGTTCCGGGACGAAAAGCCACTTGAGCACCTTGATATCTTTGAGAGGTATATGAATTTTGAGGACTTCCAAACACTTCACTATATACACCTAAGTTATCAAAGCTGTAAGTACCTGAGGTGCCTGTCCATGCGGAAGCCAAGGTTACATTATTTCCAGAAACTGAAGAAACTTCTATTACTTTATCTATTTGTAAAGAGTACGTACCATTGTCTATTTTAAAATCTACAGAGTCTCCATATTGTCCAGTTCTCCATAATACTTCAGTGGTTGAAATTTTGGAATGTATGAAACCCTCTATAGGTAAACCATCGGGGGTTGTCGAGGTTCCTGAAATACCTACAAGCCTGGCAGGTACTATACCTGAAGGAGCTCCTCTAGCACCTGCTGTGGTTCTCATAGCATCAGTAAAATAGCTGGATGAAGTAGTAAGTGTTTGTTCTTTTCTACTTTTATAAGTGGCTGTTACATTCTTGCCGTCCTCAACACCTCCTTTTACATTAAGATAAAGTTTATATTGATGAAACGTAGGAAAAGCTGAAACGTCTGTTAAAGCACCCGATAAAGAAGAATTACTAATAGTTGCTGATGTTTGCCCATTTGTAAGAGTGATCGTTGTTCCTGTCTTAGAGACCGCTTGAGATGCCTGATTCAACTCTATTATTCGATCATTATTTAGAAAACAAGAGGCCGGCCCGTTTACAAGACCAAAGATTGGTCCTTCAGATATTAAATCTGTAACCATAACTGTTTGGGTGTCAGATTTAGTTGAGGAAAGGGTTTGTGTGGATCCTGGTACATTACCAGGCAGTCCTGGTCCTGCGGGATTAAAAGGTAAAAAAGGTAATCTAGGGAGTCTAAACATTATATATTACTCCAACTGTCGTACACGCTTGTATCAATTCTTGATTCATCTGTAATAGTGTTTAACTCTCCATTTCCGTCTATCCAAGTAGCAGGATTTGTATAAGTTCCGTTTTTAATATCTATAGAAATAGGTCTGCCAGGAACCCGTAGCTCTCCGTATAGCAAAGGTACTGGATCTCCTACTGCAATATGTTGTTGGTTTCCGTTAAAAGTATAGTTTTCAGGCTGATCAGTATCTACAGAAGGGTCAGGAGCCATAAGCTCTCCTATGCCTGTCAAAGCCAAGTTAATGGCTAAACTACCAGCTACCATGCCGGTGAAGCTGAGACCATTAGCTAGAGATGCGAAGCCTGGCCCCATGCCTCCGGCCCCAAAAGTTGTCGTGCCAAAAGTTCCGGGCAACATAAACATAACAGTTACTATAGCAATGGCTGCAAGTATTTTTCCTAGACCTTTTTTAGATCCAGCAGGCACAATGGCAATTGTGACATCTCCCTCTTCTAAAGGAAGGAGTAAATCTTCTTCATCTGCGGTTTCTCCTTGGTACTCCACTATAAAATCAATATTATTTTCATGGCAGTCTACAAGATAGTTTCTAAACTCGGGTCTATTCGCATTAATACATCTAAAAATATCCGCTCTAGTGTTTGCCGACATAGTAAACTTTGAGCCGAAACGCTCACCTAGTTCTCCTTGTAAATATACATTACGCATCATAACGATATACTCCTGTTATATGTTTTTTCCAAAAAGGATATAAATTCTCTCTGCATGATAATCTGTTTTCCGCATGATGATAAAATACATCATCTCCTAAATAAACGCCGCAATGGTTTCCTACAGCGGCTTGAATTGTAAAAATAAGTAAATCCCCAGGCTCCATGTTCCCTTCTACTCTTTTAAAGTTCCATGTAGCAATATATTTGTCTGTAAAATAATCCAAATCTTTTTCCCACCAATTGTCCTCAAATAGAGGTCTAGAAGGAATAGGTAAATCTTTTGAAATATAATAATCTCTTGCCGCTTCAAAACAATCATTTACACCAAATTCATAGTCTCTACCATACAAAGGCTTGTTCTGTTTCTCTGGCTTTTGAACATGAAGCTCCATTCCCGGATAGCTAAAAATATAATAGATTAAACCTGTGGCATTACAATATTTAATATCTGACTCACTAGGTTTACAGCTTTCATCTGGATGGCTATGAACGGTGGCTATAATATCTGCTTTTTGAGAAATTGATATAAACTCTTTGGAGTCAATAACAAAGTCATCTTCATGCGTTGCTACATTTGTACAAGGAAACCATTTTTTCTCTCCTTTTACAACTCCTATTAAACCACAACCTTCTCGGGGATAGCACTCTTCAAAATGTTTCTGTATTTCTTCTAAAAACTCTATCACATTAAAACCTTAATGCACCCGGGAAGGCTCCAAAAGGTAGTCTGCCAGAAGAATCTTTCTTAGCAGAAGGAGGTTGATTAGAAACATTTGTGGCTACTGGTATTGCTTGGAATCTACATTTACAAGAGCTTAATTTCTTGCCGCATAATTCTTCTCTTTCCCAATAAGCAGATGTAAGACTGGGAGCTTTATTGGAAATTCCTGTTGCTATACACTTCCATATTGTATTCAGACTTTTTCCGTTTACAGTTATTGTTTCGTTTACTAAGTCCCCACTATTATATGTGGTAGAGCTACTATAAGTAGTATACTTTCTTACTTTTAACCAGTGTCCTGTACCGTCCGAAGGATCATTAGCAGATGAACTTGTATGAGCTTTTTCACATCTGTAATAGTTACCTGAATTTGAAGGATATTCTACATAGGAACTCTGTGTATAACTCTGACCTGTTGCCCAGTTAGGTGCATTGGACGCATTAGATAACCAATTATCTCGTATTAAAGGAACATCATCCTCGTCAAAAAATAAATTATGGGTTCTGCTCGTACCTCCTGAATCTGTTTCTGAAATCTGACTCGAAGACTTCCATACACAACCACCTTTTGAATAAATATCTTGTCCTTGATACATCCAACTACAAAACTTACCTATTACCATTCTACGAGGAAGAGTGACACCTTCCAAATCGTACACTACTGCTAGTTCAAAACTTACAGCTATATTTGTTTCTGAAGCTACACGATCAATTTTGTATCTTAGCGAGTTTAACTCCACAGGAGGATTAGCATCTCCACTTTCTCCGTATAAATATTTTTGCAGTGTTTGTCTACGTACAAGAGTTGCACCTATTAAATCCTTATATCGGGTAATTCCCACAGTATTTTTTAGATCCGAAGTAACATTTGCAACCGTTAAATTAGGACGACTTGCGGCACCTGAGGAGCTAATCTCCATTCCATCAAAAATTATGGGAATTGCCGTATAAGTTCTTATAGTGCTAGGGCTTTCCTTGTCTCTAAATTGTACAGTTGTTAAATCTTCTTCGACCCCTGCATGAAAGTAGTACGTGTTGCCTCCATAGGTTAGTTCAAAAAGATCTAATATAGGACTGTCTACTTCTTGTCCTTGTAAGTCTGTTGCGATTAAATTTGTCATGCTTCAAATACTCTTCGTAAGTTTACACTTAATGTGTAGTAATCGTCATATTCATAATTTGTGGTATAAGTATCACAAACTACTTTTATAGTTTTTTCGTTCCCTCCAGAGTTGGTGTCCGGAATAGTGAACGAAAATTTAGTAACACCCTGTTTAGATTCTAAAAAGGTTACAACATCGTCTACAAAAGCTTTTGTGCGGTTTCTAAACTGGAGACTGTAAGTCTCTTTCGTAGCGTTAATTCCGTCCACGGCTCTTTGCTCATACCCATCTCCGAAAGCTGCCAGTAATACTTTAGGCCGTGACTGACGGGTCATAGTTTTATCAGGAGTAGCATAAGTCACTCCCGTATATATAAATCCTATTGCCATTATGATGCTCCATAGGGGTTAAGTATTCCCCCTGATCGTTTTTGATTAAGTAGTTCTTCTTGTACTGCAGATGCGATGGCTTTACCCAGTCTTTCTGAGTCCATACCTGAGCTTTCTCGCGTTTGAGATGTGCCGTCTGTAGAAATATTTACAACTACATTATTTTGTGTTGAACCTCCGTTTTTCATTTCTACCGGGATAGATTTACCGTTGGGTAGAGGCACTACTGCTTCGGTTCCATGCAGAATAGCGGGATAACCTTTTTTAGAGCCCTTTGCAAT